AGGTTCTCCACCCAAATTAAAGGAAGTATTAAAGATGATAGGGCAACCAGTCTGTTCAAAGAATTCTTGGATGATGTCATAGTAATGTTTGTTTTGTTCTTCTGTTACTGTCTGTATCCTACATGTCTTATCAACATGAATAATAGCAGGAATCTTTTCTTCTATACCTGGTTGACAATTAACAGCATACATCATGAATGGAGTCTCATCCATACCACGAAGATCAAACCACTCATGTACATGTTCCTTAAGGATACTACCTGCAAATGGTCTAAAGAACTCTCGTTTCTTTAATGTATTAACATGATCTTTACCATTAGGATCACGAGGATCATATAGTAGACTACGATTACCAAGTGCTCTTGGTCCTGCCTCTGATCTACCTTGGAATAGTGCAACGATGTTCTTATCAGTAATAAGTTTAACAACATCTGCATGTGTTGCATCTTTTACTTCAGCATCATAAGAGTCTACCATGTCAGTAATGTATTCATTTGTGTAATTGTATTGTGGACCAAAATAAAGATTATCAATACGCTCACGCACTCTATGATCTTTATTATGATAATGATGCCATAATAATGCAGCACCTAATGCTGTACCAGCATCATTACTGACAGGTTCAACATAAAGATTAATACCTTCATCTTTTAACTGATCAAGATACCAATAATTAGCAACACAATTCAATCCATATCCACCTGACACAACAACATTTCTATTTCCACTATCATGCACTGCCTTTCTAATTAACTCTAACACCTGCTCTTGGGTATCATTCTGCACCTTCCATGCAAAATTCTTTCTACCCTCACAATCATATGCTTTTTTAATCCTATCATCATCTATCCCTGTTTCATACTCTACTTCTGGTACAATCTCATTGATCTCAGGTTCATACCATAGATTTTGAATTGCACCATTAGGATACATTGGAGTAAAGATATTACTATCTGCAAGTTTAACTGGTATCATTCCACACTTATGGAATAAGTCTGGAATATAATCACATGGTCCTCCATATGGTGACAGACCCATTGTTTTACCTGCTTCAATAGCAGGGAACCCACAGTACTCAGTCACTGCCTCATAAGTTTTTACTATACCACATTTATGTGTGGCAATTAATTCGTGATGATCATTCTGAGGTGACTCCCAGTTTATATCCTCACCATATCCACACCAAAATTCAGAAGCAAAATTATTAAAATAATTAAAAGGTGAAGCAAACTTAGAACCTAGATGCTTATATTTTGTGTCAAACTTATGAGGGTATGCACAATCAAATATAGTTTCTGTTTCCCAGTAGTCTTCAACCTGTTCTTTCTTAGCACCAAACTTACACCATGATCCAGCACCATCTACAATAACTGCAACTGCTGATTCAAATCCAGAGTTATAAAATGCAGCAGCAGCATGTGTCCTATGATGTATGTGTCCCATGTCAATGACATTTTTAGGAACAGTAGCACCACACTTTCTTTTCTTTACCTCATCCTCAGTGAGAGAATTAGTATCCTTTAACAAACCTATCTTTCTAGCAAGACCATAGTAAGGATCATTTAGACAATAATCCAACTTCATGTCTGGATGAGCATCCAACCTTGTAGTATGAACAGTTACAAAAAAGTCTAACCTGTCAGTATATTCTTTAATCTTAAGGATGGATGCTATGGGACCACCATCATACTTTGCACGAGTAAGTCTTTCTTCCTCCATAGCAAAGACTAACTGACCATCTTTTAACAATGCTACTCCAGCATTGTGTCCTCTAGCAACTGCTGCGATCCACTGTGTCATTTCCCAAAACCCTTCTTAGTAACTGTACTTGTAGGACAGGCAGGATCCTCACAACAAGAATCTTGTTTCTGTTCAGATTGTTTAACTATAGGAATATCTTTAGACTTACCCAATCTTTTCTTACATGATTCAATAACATTTTTAATATCATCCTTACTCATACTCATACACTCATCATTCTGCATGTCCTGCTGATCTTCTGTAGTCAACCTAAGAGGAGAGAATGTCCTCTTACCTTCACCAAGATCAATGATGTCAACATCCTTATCATTAGGATAGGATATATTAATAGGGTATGTAGATCCCACAACAACTGTTGCTGTTGTCCCAACTGCCTTAGCAATATGTTGACCGACACTATCACATCCTAGAAAATGATCAGCACATTCAATTAACCCTGCCCATAAACGAATGTCTGGTACTTCAGGGAATGCATGATTGTATTTGCTATCACCAGTATCAAATTTAAATTCACTCATAACAATAACAGTATAGTCTTTCTTAAGAGTGTTTATAATCTCAGATATATCTGACACATTAAAACTACGAGAGGATGGATCAAAAATATATCCATCAGTATTCATCACACCCCTACCAAATGGTTGTACTATAATTACTTTATCTTTACCACATTGACTCTTAATATTCTCAATGGTTTGTATTGCTCCTATACCTTCTTGCTTAGTAATCTTAAGATTAGGTGCAGGTAGTTCTCTAGGTTCATCTAAACCATTGATTTCCATATCATATGCTTGAGCAAGACTACACTGTTGATTGTAGTAATGCCACATTCTATATGGTTCTGGTGTTACACAGTCTCTATCTTTAATCTTATCTTCAAACAATCCTTTATGCCAAATATCATAGGCATGTTTATGCAGAACTGGATGACCTTTAAAGAAATTCATACCACCTTCTGCAACGATTATAAAATCGTCGTGATTTTCTGCATACTTTTCAAGTGCAGGGATAGAACAGATAACTCTACCTGCTCCACCATTAATAAAAAATGCCTTAGATCTCATAGTATTGTTTCAACAATTTATATAGTTACATGAAAAGAACCTGATTCATTCGATTATAGTCGGTAAACATACCCAAGTCAACACTCTGACCATGTAAGACATCAGCTTGATATAATACCATTCTATTATACACCATCTCAAACTCATGTTCAAGTTTCCATCGAGGACCAAGTGTATGTTTCTTAACATGATTAAAGATTTCCCTGTTAGATAACTTATCTGCATTAGGTGGCACTGGAATACCACTGATCTCTCTCTTAGGTATACTCATTTTACCATCAAAACTATACCATGCAGTCCCTCCTGCACATTCCTCTGGAGTATTTAAATATATGTTAGCACCAAACTGAAAATTAGGTAGACCAGGTTCTTTTACACCAGTATAAGCATCTTGATGTGGAACTATAGCAAGAGGATCTTTCATCAATGACGAATCATTCAAAATATTCACCATAAATCCAGCGTTCATCCAATTTATATCAAAACCAGCTACATCCCCTAGACTCTCAGCTCTCCAAATATCATTATCGAAACACAAATCTAAGAATAAATCATAGATTCGTGTATCTAAAAATTCAAATTTTTTAAATACTCTCCAACCAGGAAATCCACTAACTAATTTTTCATCATCACTGATAGGTTCAGTGAGTGCTAACTTTCTTACCTCATCAGGATTCTTATAGAAGTCATCAATAATGACTGCACCTCTACCCTTATGTTGAAAGACTTTTACATCTAACGAATCATTTAGTTCAAATCTAGGATCCATATTACATAAAAAGTACTTGGTTAATACGATCAAAGTTAGTAAAGTATCCTAACTCTGCGTTCTGTCCGTGAAGAACATCAGCTTCATACAATACCATTCTATTATATACCATTTCAAATGAGTGCTCAACCCTACAGTAACCATTATCTAGGTGAGATCTAATATGATTATACAATTCTGTTGGGGTTGCATCATTTAATCTAGGTATACCACTAGTAACTCTCTCCATAATACTTATATTACCACCAAAACTATAAAGATTAGTGCCACCATGACATTCTTCTGGAGTATTTAAATAGATAACACATCCATACCTAGATCTAATAATACCAGTAAAGGTATCATCATCACATGGATAATAATCTTGATGAGGTATGATACCTAATGGATTATTTAAAAGAGTATCATCATTTATAACATTACACATGAATCCCTGCTCATCCCACCTTTCATTAAAAAAATCTTCATCATATACCTGATCCCTTCTCCATATATCTGGATCAAAACATAAGGTATGAAAAATATCTTTTAATTTATCTTTAACCTCATCAGTATCAACATATATTCTACCACCAGGTATAGAAGGTGCTTCTCTACCCCTATTGTCTATATTAGATAAAGCAAACTCTCTTACCTGATCTGGATTCTTATAAAAATTATCTACAACTACAGCATTTCGGCCTAGTATATCTCTAGCAACTTTAATTTCTAATTCATTATTAAGGTCAAACATTTTATAAAATCCTGTAGGTCAAAAAAAATTCGGGAATTTTTTTCCCGAATTCTGGTAACTAAAAAGTGAATTTCGTTTCAGGTCTAGTCAGCAACTTGTACGAAGTTTGGATTGTCCTGATCATCAGGATCCATTGGCCATACAATCAAATGAGTTGCAGTACCAACACCTGCCCAATCCTGTGGGAGATTTCTTAACTTAGTACGATAGTCCTTCCAGCGTTGCTTAACTGCATCAGGCATGTCCTCTGCAATACGAGTGTCACTAGAGTTAAGTCTAGCAGTTCTCTCTGCTCTCACCCAATCCCATCCAAAACTATTATCATCAAGTGTATCATTATCAGGTTGTTGATTAGAGAACCTAGGAGTAGACCAACCACCAGCACCATCATTAAGTGCAGGATCATAATAGAATGATCTCATATCATACACTTCATGGAAGTGATGAGGATCTTCAATCTTAGGATTAGGTTCTGATGAAGGACCACATACAACTTCTATCCTCTGAGGTGCTGATACTCCACCGTACATAGCAGCAGCATGTATAGGATACTTATCTGCATCTAGACTAACAACATATGTATCTATAGGTGGTGTTGGAAACTCAGGACCATTAGTATCATATACATCAAATATCTCACTAGTTCTATTTCCATCAGCATCTTTCTTCATTATAACAGAAAGATATTGTGGACCAACATAGGTGTCAACACCTACTTGTGCATCGTCTTGGTCTTGTCCCTTCCAAACACTAGGTACTGGAAATAAAAATGTTTTGTTTATGTTAGCCATTGGATTTTTTCAGGTGTTCTCCTTCATTTGTTATTTATTAAGACCATGTAGTGACGACAACCATACCTGCTTGTCCCCAATCACCCCAACAGTTAGAACCTTGAGTAGATGGACTAAATCCACCGCCACCTGGATAGAGTGAGTGACCATTACAGCATCCACGAATCGGTCCTCTAGAACAGAAGTCTCTTCCGTATGATGCTGGAGCACCCCAAGGACCAGAAGCACCTGATGCCATTTGTCTAAACTCAGTATGGCAATACTGGTTAGCGTGATATGTAGAACGAACTCCACCGATAGCAAAGTCGTAACCACATGAGCAAGACTGAACCTCACTGTAGCACTGGTTGCACTGAGCATGGTAAGCACAGTTGTAGCACCAACCACCACACTTCTGTCTACCCCAAGCACCACCGTTAGCACAGAAATTATTCAATCCACTACCCTGAACATAAGTTACGCAACCACAGAATCCGCAACCTGTTCTACCATGACAGCATCCACAACAACTACATCTGTTACTACCACCTGCACAGATTGTATATTGTGAAGATCCTGGAGTATAGTCTCCTTTGTGTGAATATATTTGCTTCATCGCATAAGAACCAGATCCACCAGGAATTCCCATGTTAGACTGGCAACATCTTCCTCCACCACCTGATCCACCAGATGCTTGTAATTCAAATCGAATTGTCAATGCCTTAGCTGGTGCAGTCCATAAGCAACAGCAACCTCCGTTTGATGGACTCCAGTAACAGCAGTTACTAAACATGTACCTACATGTTACAGCAGTAGAGAATCCACTAACCTGTGCTGGTCCTAACGAGTTTGCTATAACCGCTTGGTCCCCCTGCAATTTTTTATATGTTTGATAATTAGCCATTGCTGATACTCTGTGGTATTAGTATTTAGAAAAAGATATAACGAAAAGGGAGTGATAGACACTCCCGTGAGGAATTAGATGGTGATAATTCTCCATCCTTGTACGCCATCATAGAAGACCATTTCAAATGCAGCACCCTCAGTATTAACTGTCATGTCTTGAGCATCACCCATGATTGGGTTGCCGTTTCTATTGATAGTTAATGGACTGGAATCAAATGTGTCTGCGACATCAAAGATTCTAATTGTGTCACCTTGGACTGGAGATCCAGGTAGCGTGATGGTAAATGAACCGCTTGTTGTGTTACAGAATGCTTGCTCTTTGTTCTTAAGAGTAGTACCGTTACCAGTTACATTAACATTAGCGTAAGCACCTAGTGGTAACCATCCTGTACCATTGTAGAATTCAAATCCATTAGCATCAGTGTCATAACGGAGACCACCTTCTAGTAAGTCAGCACCAGTAGGTCTACCTGACTGAGCACCACGAGGAGGAACTAAGATGCCAGATGTTCCATCCATCTTACCTCTCGTTAGGAATCCACGAGTTGCTTTCTCAGTAGGAACAGCGAGGTTAGAATCTCCACTCATTGTTTCATCAGAGGAGAATTCGTTAATCGCTTCACCAATCTGACCACCGATAGCACCCAATCGTAGTTCTGTCAAACCAGAAAGGTTGAATGCGGAAGCATCCAAGGTAGCAGCACCAGTTAACTGGTTAACTGAGAAGTATTCTCCAACCCTGAAGTTACCTCCTTGGTCAGTAGATACGAAGAAGATCTTACCAGTGTTCTGAATCGTAGTCTCATTACCCTGAGAAGCATTGTTCTCATTTACATTAGGATAATTTGTTTCAGTTGTGTTACCAACACCAATGAGTAGGAAGTCATGACCAGTTAGTCTGATCTTGGAGAACTTACTTCTCATTACAAATTCTTGACCGTCATTACCTATATCAGGTGAGCCTCCTTTTCCAGGAGCGATAGTAACAGTAGCACGACCAGTAGCAGCAAGGATTGCATCAGTAGATGTCTTACCTATACCACCTTGCATACCAATGTATGCATGGTCTCCAGTATAAGTAGATGCTTCATTTTCACCACTAGTGTTTAAGCAGTTAAAGACTAGAGTTGTTGAACCAGTACCTGTAAGAACAGGAATTGGCTGGTTAGCGATTGGGTCAGTCGCTCTAGGATATGCAGTAGATGATATGTTACCATCCTTATCACAAGTAAAGCAGAGAGATCCAGTAGTAACTCTAATATAATCTCCGTAGAGTAAGTTGTGAGGTTCTGATGTATAGACTGTTACGATACCTACATTAGGATCATAGATTGCCTCATTAACATCAAACTTATTACCCTCAACATAATTCGTCTGTGTTCTAACAATATAAGTGTTCGTATCGGAGAATCCCAGACCAACTGTTGTGAATCCTATCGCATCTCCAACCGTAGGAGTAGTGGATAGTCCAGCAACCTCAAGAAGAATATCTTTCTGTCCAGCAACAGCGTTAGCACCTGTACCAACTCGGAAGTATCCAGTAGCACCTGCACCAACAGAATCAAGTTCAACATACTCACCAGGAGTGAATACTGTAGTACCCATACCTACTGCACCGTTAATGAGAGCAGGTTCACTAGATGTGTTACCAAATCCAGTATTGTACTTGAAGTAGATAGCGTCAGCAGCAGACTGATCATTAGTTAAGGTAGCACGAGCACCTGATACAGTACCACGCATAGTAGCACCAACAGCAAGAGTACCAACATAAGTACCCACAACGGTGACCATCTTATCACCGTAAAGTTTTCCTGGTCTTGGAACCTCATGAGTAGAGAATCCTGTAGCAACAGAACCGTAAGTACCATAAGAGTTGTTACCTGATAGAGATCTGATCTCAGATCCATCATCAGAGAAGTAACCGAAACGACAGTAGTATGTGAAGCAAGATACAACTTCAGCAACAGCGTCATCTTCTAGCATAAATCCAACACCATCGGAATGGATGTTAGTAAATGCATCAAACACCATAGACTTATATCCTGCACCTTCTGGGTTCAAGTGATGTTGTCCACCCTCAATTAGAACACCAATACCACCACCATGACCTGTTCCATCTTTAGCAACATCAGAGAATGTAGTACAGTCTTTGATGTATGGAGATCTTGTTAGGATAGATTCGTTAGGGTTGAGTCTTACATACACACCGCAAGCAGTAGTACCAACACCAACCTTGTGTTGCATTAAATCTGTATTGAATGGATCAGCAGGATCATAGTCGAATCCTTTCAATCCCTTCATAGTAATACCCTGAATTGTTGTAGCGTCAGACACATAGAACATCGTTGAACGATCATTCGGTGTGACACCATCAGTCGATACACCTGAGTTAGGTTGAACTGTTGAACCTCTTAGAACATCACCAGCGATGGAGAAGTTCTTAGGTAGAACAATAGGTAAGTCCTCATTGAACACACCAGCAGATAGTTTTAGAATAACTGGTGCTGCGTTAGTAACTTGGTTTAATGATCCAGCAGGCTGAGGATTTGAATATGTGTGTGGTATTGTTGAAGCACCAACACGAGTTACGAACTGTCTGTCACTATTAATACCAGAGATAGTAAAGTAGTAACCCTCTAAACCTGATGGGAAGTCAGTACCTGGACCTAATCCAGAGGCACAAGTGAAGTGTAGTCCGACTAATTTAATCTCACCACCCACGAACATACCGTGGTTGGTTGCTGTAGAAATGGTAGTAATACCAGTTGTATTATCATATACTGCATCAACAATATCTAACTGTGGATTTGTTGATGTACATGCAAACGCAATGGTTCCGAATGCAGCGTCGGGAGACTCTCCAGACTTAGCGTTCGATCCCCTCTGTGCGTCAACATAATAAACTTTAGTTCTTTTAGCAGCAAATTCCCATGTAATTTCATCACTCGTACTTACATTCAGGAATGTACCTTGAGTACCAATACCCTGTCTCGTTGGGCCTGTACCGTTTCTAGTGAGTAGGTCACCCTTAGTCGTTAAGAGTGCTGCACTATCTCCGATAGCAAATGCTTGCCATATAGTTGGATCAGTACCAGGAGTTGTTCCGTAGTTAGTAGATGCAACTGAAATGTATGCTGAAGACTGGAACTCAGCGATGTCACCAATCTCATAGTAGGTTGATGTTACATAAGCACCAGTCCAATTAAATCCACGATGAACTAGTGACCAACCATTAATACCTGTGTCTACTGTAGTACTACCAATACCTGTTGGTCTCTGCCATGCCTCAATCTTTAATGCATCAGCTTGATAGGTGTTACCACCAAATCTTACAAGTTGACCTTTAGCATAGTCTGAAGTTTGATCCCATGCATCATTACCACCTGTACCAATACCTAAGTTAAGGAACTTCCATTCGTCTGGGTTCTCGTTAGGCTGTTTAGCTTGTGGGTTAGTACCAATAGCAACATAAGTAGATCCCTTATACTCAACAATATCTCCTCTCTCATACCTTGAAGTAGCAATATAAGATCCCTCATTATTATATGCAGCAGAAAATGCACTAAAATTAGCAGCAGGTGGATAGAATCCATCTGATCCAATACCATTAGGGTCGGTAGTCTTAGAATGAATGTCTCCAGCAATCTGGACAGGTGCTATACAACGATAATCTTGGACACCAAAAGTTACAACATCATTAATACCATAGTAGGTATTAGTTGTAAGGTTACCCCTGAAGTTAAGACCTTCTGCGTAGAGTTCCCATCTTGCAGGGAAATCAGTGCTATACCAATCACTAGATAAACCAGTAGAGGTATGCTGACTCGTACAGATATAAAGATTACCACCTTCCTGTACAACATCGTCTACGACATATGCTGTAGAGGCAGTCCACTCGCCTTTATAATCAAAACCACTAGTATGAGTCTGCCAATTAGCAGCATCACTAGTGAAGTTTGCTTCTAAGTTTTGTGAGGTATGGTTACCGATACAGACATATGAAGTCGCACCGAATCTCACGATGTCGTCTACAACATAGGCGGTGGATGTTGTCCAGTCTCCACGCCAGTTGAACTTCAGTCTGCCAAGTCTAAATTCTGCCATTGTTAGTGCTCTTTATACAGGTCCAGAGTAAGTGTGGGATCCATTGACTTGAAGGACTAAATATCCATCAGAATCTAGGAAATAATTTATGTTTCGCCTGTCATAGCGAATCTGTTGATATTTATCTTGTGGATGGTTGCTTAAGGATTTTTGTTCCGTAGTCTCCTCCACATAATCTTGGTAGTCGCCGAAGCCTTCTACCTGTGTACCATCCAATCTAAATGGTTCAAAAGTTTCAGTAGTAGATGCTGTGCTCACCTTAGTAAGATGAAGCATATCTTCATCATCCCTTCTTAAAGCATAAACATAGTAGCCTTTAGAATCTTTGGGTTGGAAGTGTGAGTTACTTAGTGTAAGTGCCATCAGCTAACAATGCTCCAGTAAGATCCGTTCCATAAAAGCATAACAGTGATCGTAGAAACATCTAAAATTAGAGGGGGATCCTCTATATTTCCGATTGCATCCCGAAATTTATTCACAGCGTCAGTAATAATAACATTATTTATGTGCCAAGTATTTGCTGCATCATGGAGTTCGATACTATCTCCAACTGATAATCCCACAGTGGGCATCGAGAAAGTTAATTCTCCAGCAGATGTATCAATTACATACCGTTTGTTAACAACGAAAGCAGCGTTTGCATTCTGGTAATTCCATACAGGAACCGCACCAGTAGCAGCAGAAGCAACCGTCTCAATATTATTACCATTTCTAATGTAGATCTTTTGGTCTACAATATTAATGGCCATCTCTCCATCTTGGAGATCGGACAGACCTGGAATCTGTCCGATGGTAGTACTTCGTTTTGGCTTAATTGCGGTGGGCATTATCTAGGCTCAGACGCTTCTAAGTTATTTATCAGAAGTAATTAATTGCTAGAACCAATCTCATCTTCTCATCAGTACAGGTAGAACTGCTATGTTCCTTAGATCCATCAAAGGTTACTAATCTATTCTCCTTATTCAATACCCTCTCACCATCATCAAACTCTGTAAAACCATTACAAGTATTAAGATAAACTAAAGCTGCACCATGAGGAAAAGGATAATCAGTATGTCTCTCATGAATGATCTGCTTACCTTGATTAACATACAACAATATCCTTGCTCTGATAAGAGCTGCAACATTCAATTGTTTTAGTACAGGTTTAATCTCTTCAAAGAAACTACTTTCAGGTACATGATCCTCATATAATCTATGAACAAAATAAAAATGATCTGCCTGTGCCTCACCATAGTTAGCAACATTTGATTGATAAAGCCAAGGAAAATTACACCCTGATACTTCTTTCTTAAGATGTTCAAAGTAATCCTTCTCTAAAAAATTATCTTTAACTTCTTTATTCATTAGTGATTCACCAAATTAAATGATAGTGAGATACGAGTCTGATCACTATCATTTATATCAACTCTATGAGGTATATGTGCAGGGAACATAGCCATCTGTCCGTCAACAGGAGTAAAATTTATATGAGTATCATCCATGATCTCTGAAGTAACAAATGCCATTGGATCCTCGAACTTAATTGGAGGAGGGTCTACATCATCTGGTATTCGTATCCATAAAACACCAGCGAGTAAACATCCTGGATGAGTATGAGTTACATTATAACAATACTTATGATTAAAATTAAACCACATATTACATAGTCTTAGTTTATCCCACTCCAACACAGTATCTTTACAATATTCTTTTTTAGTTGCAACAATATGTTCTGATATTCTATTTAATAATGGTGCAAAAGATTCTTCTAAGTAAAAATTATCTGGACTTTGATACCCACCATAATTACTCCTATGATTTGTTTCATGTTTATGTGAATAATCTATCATCCATGTTATTAGATCATGTCTATACGACATAAAATCTGAATCTTCAGAAACTATTATTTTTGTAGGAAATAATAATTTCTCTTTACTTACTGTGATCGTCATCTTTCAATCTAATAATGATACGATTGTTCTGATAGTCAGCAACCATTTCTAAGTCAACATCATGTGGCCACATCATCTCCTCATAGAGAGCATTAAGTTTCTCCATGTCCTCATACAAATCATTTACTTCAGACATAGCTAAACAAGAAATCTTTTACAAATGATTCAGACTTATCCTTACCAAACTTTGCGGTAAGATATCCTCTAACAGGATCTAATTCAGTCATGTAAGCATCGAAGTCATGGTACACGGTAGTGTCTTCCCCTTCAGGTTTAGTATTATCTATCATCTCCCTATATTTTGAGAGATAATATTTAAAGGTGGGTAAGTATGTATTAACTGTATCAGGTGTACAGTATCTTACAAATATATTTTCAGAGAAATGATTACCCATTTCAAAGAACCTATACTCACCAGTATCTTTTGGTAGTGTGTCAACAGAGAACAAATACTTTTCTCTTGGATGCTGGAAATCAAATACTATTATAACTTTCTTCTCACTAAACTTCATAAGATCCATACCAAAACAAGGAAGGTCAGCACCTGTCTTAGGATACAGTATAGTATTATAAATGTCGGATCTAGGATCCTTAATCAATGCCTCTCTTGCCTTAAGAAAGTGACCTCCACTACGGATGTCTGCTTTTAAAGTAGCACCCTTTGATTCCCATCTTGCCCACTCTTCCTTTACTTCTAGTTCAGGGAAGGTTTTGTATAGAGCTTCCACATAGCCCTTCCACAAGGTTTCTTGCATGATTATTATGTTGAATAAGTTTGTTCATCCAGATCCTTTCATCTAAAGTTACTGGTACTCCATCTGTTGTAATCATTCTACAGCAGATGTCTGTTAGTTTTAGTCTGTAATTACTAGAAAGCATTGATGACTAGGGGTAGAAGGTGATGTTCACATTGTTGAACTGCTCTTGTTAAAGATTCAACTGTTTCTCCAGGAAGAATAGGAACTTGTTGTTGCTTTATTATAGCACCTGAGTCAAGATATTCGTTAACAAAATGAACAGTGCATCCTGTTTCACATTCACCTGCTTTAAGTGCTTGCTCTATAGCATTAAGTCCTTTGTACTTTGGAAGTAATGATGGATGTAAATTAATTATTCTACCAGGAAATTCATCACAGAATTTCTTAGAGACTATCTTCATCCACCCTGCCATGACAATCATATCAACATTATATGCATGGAGAATCTTAATAATATCATCCTCATCCTTACTGTAGACGCAAGGTATGTCTAGTCTTTCTGCTCTCTTCCTTGCCTTACATTTCTTTTTGTTATACACCATGAGTACAACATCATGCTTAGGACATGAGTGTACTATGTTCTCGAAGTTTGTACCCTCTCCAGAGCACATAACAGCTAGTCTCATTGTAGATACTCCACTATTTTAAGAATGCCATAGGCAGTGAATACTTGAGGGATAATAAAAGCTACCATTGCTACGACCCAAAAGACATAGTAATAGTTTTCTTTGTTCTGTGTTCTCATTAGAAGTGATCCTCCAATCCTTCTTGTGGTACAGGTTTCCAATCTTTACCATAATATTTTTCTAGAATATTATGATGGGGAGCACGATCAAGTTGCTCTTGTGTGAATGTAATCTTCTTAGGAGGTGGTGGTGGAAACAACTCTAGTTGTATACCATGTGCCTCCCAAAACCATTCCTCTGGATCCTCTCCTTTCATGTGAGTAAATCCATAGTAAGAACCATCATCTCTCTGATAGAGAAAATGATGGTCGTGAGGATTGAGTAACCACATCTTAGATAATTTATCTGTGGTCTTATACCCAATCTCCTCCTTTGTCAGCTTCTTCATACATCCTCATAAACATCATATGGTCCTTCCAATTTCTTCTGGTATTCTCTCTCGTCTAGAACCTCATTAATTAACTCCTTAAGTTCTTCCCTAAGTTTAGGTTCAAGTAATGTTAATGGTGTAGGATTAAATGGTGGATAGATAGGTTCACCATTCTCATCCTTAGGAAATACATTATCCTTACTACCTCTGGTAGGAGGACCACTCATCCCTTGTGTATCTATTTTATCCATGTGGATCGTAACGGTTAAGAATTGAAAATACAATTGCTAATGCTATTAGACCAATACAAATCAATGTTAATAATAAGTGCATAAAAAAAGGGGGTCGTTTGACCCCCCTATTATATCAGACTCATCATCTTCAGGCAACTCATCCCAGTAAAAGAATTGCATCTGGGATAACTTGCAGTGTTTCAATGGTCTTTTTAATTTCATTAACCTACAGAAGGAGCAATGAGTGCAACCTCAGATGTCTCAGCAGATGCTAAGTCAAGTGGGAAGTTGTGAGCATTACGCTCGTGCATTACTTCCATTCCAAGGTTTGCTCTATTTAGAACATCACCCCAAGTAGGAACAACCTTACCATTAGAGTCCACAACAGACTGGTTGAAGTTGAAACCGTTAAGGTTGAATGCCATAGTACAGATACCCATTGAGGTTAACCATACACAAACAACAGGGAATGTTGCAAGGAAGAAGTGCAATGAACGAGAGTTGTTGAATGATGCATACTGGAAGATAAGTCTACCAAAGTATCCATGAGCAGCAAC